CCGGAGGAGATTCGGCGGCGTTCGGTCGTGGAGGTCGTCACCGACAAGACGCACACGGGCAACAACCCTGTTCCGGGCGGTGTCTTTGACGCGCGGCTCGGCGTCATCGAGAGCGGCCGCATCTGCCCGACCTGCAAGCATACCAATCTGCAGTGCCAGGGTCACTTTGGACACATCACGCTCGCCCGCCCCGTATACCTCTACCAGTTCCTCGACTTTACGATCAAGGCTCTCAACACGGTCTGTCTGAGCTGCTCCGAGCTCTACGTCATTTCGAGCGACCCCGCCGCCGAAGAACGGTACCTCGAGTCGGAGCTCTTCGGCATGGATCGTCTCGCGGCCGTTCGCAAGGATACCGTCACCGCCGTCAACAAGGCTTCCAAGGGTAACAAGCAAGCCGTCGCCTGCCCTACATGCGAAACGACGATGCTCCGCAAGATTGAGAAGGTTCAGGGCACGGTCTGCAGCCTCCACGGCCAGATGACGGGAAACTCGGAAGACTTTGTGCCCATCCAGTCCGAGCTCGTGCTCCGCTGCTTCCAGCGGATGTCCGACAAGACCATCCGCATCCTCGGCTTTGACCCCAAGTACAGCCGCCCCGCGTGGATGGTCTGCACCGTCCTCGCCGTGCCGCCCCTCACCGTCCGCCCGCCCGTAGTCATGGACGACAACCAGCGGATGGACGACGACCTCTCGCACAAGCTCATTGATATCGTTCGCAGCAACCAGAAGCTCCGCGAGCAGATCGACAAGGGCCAGTCACGGGACTATATCGAGCAGCACACGCTCCACCTCGAATTCGACGTGGCGACCTACGTCGACAACGACATCAAGGGCATGCCACCTGCTGCTCAGCGGTCGGGTCGCCCCCTGAAGACGCTCAAGTCTCGTCTGGGCTCCAAGACCGGCCGCGTGCGTGGTAACCTCATGGGCAAGCGAGTCGATTTCTCCGCCCGCTCCGTCATCACGCCCGACGCCAACATTGACGTCGACGAGCTCGGCGTTCCGGAAGAGATTGCGACAAACCTCACGAAGCCCGAGATCGTGACGGCCTACAACCGCGACCGCCTGATGATGTACGTCCGCAACGGCACGAAATACCCGGGTGCCAAGTCGGTCTTCATCAAGGAGGAGAAGCGGATGATCTCGCTGCGGTACGTCAACCCCGACATGATCGACCTCCACGAGGGCGACGTTGTTCACCGCCACATGATTGACGGCGACTACGTCCTCTTCAATCGGCAGCCGTCGCTGCACAAGGGGTCCATGGAGTGCCACCGCGTGAAGGTGCTGCCCTACTCGACCTTCCGACTGAACGTCAGTGCGACCAAGCCCTATAACGCGGACTTTGACGGAGACGAAATGAATTTGCATCTCCCGCAAAGCATCGCGGCCGAGACGGAGCTTCTGCAGTTAGCATCCGTCCTTCGCTTAATTATCAGTCCTCGGGAGAACGCTCCCATCATTCAAATGGTTCAAGACACTCTTACGGGAGCCTTCCGCATCTCGAATCCAAAGACTCGCATTCCCGAGCACGTCGTGATGAACATCATGGCCAAGCTTCGGCGGCCGCTCGCGTCCTTCACGCCCACTGGAGAAGAACACACAGGCATGAACGTGATTTCGGCTGCTTTCCCGCTCATGAACTTTAACGAGCGAGTTACTATCGAAAACGGCAGGCTGACGAAAGGCCTACTGAAGAAGGGTGCGTTCAATACGACGTCGGAGGGCGTCTTGCACGTCCTGTTCAACGACTTTGGCCCGCAGCGGTGCGGTCAGTTCATCAATGAGGTGCAGTCGATTGTTACAAAATTCAACATGTATACGGGGTTCTCGACAGGTGCGTCGGATCTCGTTTCGAACGCAGAAACAGTAGACTTCGTGGCGGCGACGCTGGCGGAGGGGCGTCGTCGGGTGCAGGAGATCCTGACGGACGTCCACGCAGGACGCTTCGTCAACATCTCGGGCCGCACGGACGGCGAGGAGCTGGAGAATCAGATAAATAACACACTCAAGGACATTTCGGCCAAGATTACAGACAGGGTGTCGGAGACGTTACCCCGCGAGAACCGCCTCGTGCAGATGGTCGAGTCGGGAGCCAAGGGCAGCAGCCTGAATATTACGCAGATGATTGCCCTGCTGGGGCAGCAGATTATCGACGGCAAGCGTGTGCAGTACACGCTGAAGGACCGGTCACTGCCGCACTTTACCAAGTTTGACGACGGTATTGAGTCTAGAGGCTTTGTCGAGAGCTCGTTCGTGCAGGGCTTGCGTCCGGCCGAGTACTTCTTCCACGCGATGGGCGGCCGCGAGGGTCTTATCGATACAGCCGTCAAGTCGGTCACGGGAGACACGCCGATCATCATCCTGGAGAACGGTGCGACGCGGTATGTAAAGATAGGCGACTGGATCGACGGCAAGCTGGCCGAGAACGCCGAGGACGTGAACCACTTCGAGGAGCGGCAGATGGAGCACCTCTACACTGCGGGCTCCTGCTTCATTCCTACGACGGATCACGCGGGTGTCGTAACGTGGGGCGATGTGGTGGCCGTCACGCGGCACGATCCGGGCGATCACCTCTACGAGATCACGACCGAGGGCGGTCGGCGAGTAATTGTGACCGAGTCCAAGTCGCTGCTGATCTGGAATCCTGCAACCCAGCAGCTGGAGGAGACGTCGACGCCGAGCGTCAAGGTGGGCGACTGCACGCCAGTGACCATGCGGCTCTGCAGCCCAGCGTCGCCGACCAAGAGTATTGACATGACGACACTTTTCAAGAAGACAGAGTACGTATACGGCACAGACTTTAACCGTGCAGTCCGCATGATGCAGGAGGCGATGGTGGGTCGCCTGCACATTCCGGCGGGATGGTGGGAGGAGCATAATGGCCGCGAGTTCGCGCTGCCGTACAGCAAGAAGGCGTCGCTGGTGCGTGCGTGCTGGCGGTCGGCGGGCGTCCGCGACGACACAGTTTACCCATTCCACGCGACGCGGGAGTGCGGCGAGATCCCCGCGACGTTCGAGCTCGACTACGAGAACGGCGTGTTTGTGGGTCTCTTCCTCGCCGAGGGCAATGCCTGCATCCAGTCGGGCAGCGTCCAGATCACCAACCTGAATGCGGCCGTACAAGACTCGGTCAGCAACTGGTTTGCGAAACATAAAATAACCTACCGCAAGACATCCAAGGTAAACCATATCGGCGGAACGTCCGAGGCCGTCGTGGGCTCTTCGCGTATGCTGGCTCAGTTCCTGACGCACATTGCGGGACACGGGGCGGCCGAGAAGCACGTGCCCGACGCGGCGTTCGGAGCGTCGGACGAGTTTGTGTGCGGCCTGCTGTCGGGCTACATCTCGGGCGACGGCCACGTCTCTGAGAATTCGGTGGAGGCCTCGTCGGCGTCGCGGCGGCTCATCGAGGGCATCTCCATGCTGTGCTCTCGCCTCGGCGTCTTTGGCAGGGTGTTTACGACGCAGCTGAAGGAGAACAACCTGCACACGGAAACGATCGCACCCGCTCACCGCATCTCGATCCGGGCTCAGTGGGCACGCACCTTCGCCGAGCGGGTCGTGCTCGTGGACGACAACAAACAGCACAAACTGATCAACATGAAGCCTTCGTTGGCTCACCGCAACTTTGAATCGCTGCAGGATGTGATTCTCGACCCGATCGCGGAGATCCGCAAGATGGGCGTCGAAGAGTACCCGAAGGTGTACGACCTCACAATTCCGTCGACGCTGAACTTTGGCCTGGCAAACGGTCTGCAGGTTCGCGACACCTCGGACACGGGCTACATCCAGCGTCAGATGATGAAGACGATGGAGGACATGCACGCAGCCTACGATGGCACGGTGCGGAACAACACAGGCGTCATCATCCAGTACCGCTACGGTGAGGACGGCGTGGACTCGACGCAGGTAGAGTCGCAGCCGATCGATCTGGCTCTGCTGACTCTGGAAGAGATCTATCGCCGCTATGCCCTGACGCCGGCGGACGTGGCGGCAGTGAGTGCCGCAGCGGACGGCAGCCAGCCGCCGGACCTGGTGGACGAGATCGTCAAGGATCGCGACATGTTGGTGAACGAGGTCTTCTCGCACAACAAAAAGTCGGGGGTCTTGGCTCCTGTCCATCTGAAGCGGCTCATCGACGGGTACCGCAATCCGTACTCGACCAAGACCGACTTGACGGCGGCCTACGTCGTCGAAGAGCTGACGAAGCTCATCAAGGAGCCCTACATGGTGCAGAACCGACTCTTCCACTGCCTGCTGCGGTTCTACCTCGCCCCGCGGCGGTGCATTCTCGAGTACCGCATGACGCAAAAGATCTTTGACGAGGTCGTGAAGGACGTTCGCTATAGGTACATCAAGAGCCTCGTGCACCCGGGGGAGATGGTGGGTGCTCTGGCCGCCCAGTCCATCGGCGAGCCGACGACGCAGCTGACGCTCAACTCGGTGGACCGGGACGAGCGTATCGTCATCGCCAAGAACGGCCGCGTAATGACGCCGCAGATCGGCGAGTTCGTGGACGCGTACTGTGCTGAGAATGCAGGCAAGGTACAGCATCTAGACAAGGATCAAAAGTACGTGGAGATGAACGACGACGACGACTGGATGGCTCTCTCGTGCGACGAGAACGGTCGGATGATGTGGACGAAGCTCGAGGCGGTCACGCATCACCCCGTGGTGAACGAGGACGGATCTTCGACGATCCTGGAGGTCGAGACCGAGAGCGGCCGCACGATCAAGGCCACGAAGGGCAAGTCGTTCCTGACGGTCGTGGACGGCAAGCTCACGGCCACGAACGGCTCGGAGCTGCGTGTCGGCGACGAGCTGCCAGTCGCAGCGTCGCTGGCTATCTCGGAACTGCCCGAAATCGCCGAGTTCTCCCTCAGGAGCCTCCTGCCGGCTAGCGAGTGGCTGTACGGTACGGACGCACTGAAGGCTCTAGAAATCATGAATCGCGAAAACGCAGCAGGAAACAAGTACTGGTTCAAGGCACATGCGGGTAAGGATTTCGTGATCCCGTACACGCGTAGCGACGCATTCCGCGACGCATTCCTGAACGGCCACAATACCTATGCCGCCGAGTTCAAGGCTGGCTTCGTCTACCAGAAGTTTCACACTACTTCGCCCTCGCAGATCCCCGAGACGTGGGCTCTCTCTGCCGAGCTGGGCTTCTTCGTAGGTGCGTACCTCGCGGAGGGCATGAGCAATCGCACACAGGTCATGATTACAAACAACGACGACGGCTACATTCAGCGTGTGCGGGCACTCATGGATGCGTGGAGCGTGGGGACGCACGTAGTCAGCTGTGAGAAGAACATTGAGAACACGGGCATTCGCGGGCATTCGCAGAGCTTAATAATTCACTCGACGATGCTGGCCAAGGTCATGGGTGAGATGTTTGGCAAGACGTCGCACGTCAAGGACATCCCGGACTGGGTGCTGCAGGCTCCCGACGCGTTCGTCAAGAGCCTCGTGGACGGCTACATCAGCGGCGACGGGTGCGTGACGCTGCGTGACACGCTGACCTATTCGTCGGCCTCGGAGAATCTCATCACCAAGTTGAATCTCCTCATGGCAAGGTACGGCGTGTTCACCACGACGAGCAAACGGATGCCAGATATCGGAAAGTTCAAGAGCGTTCACATGCAGTACTCGGCCTACATCCCGGTGCACTATGCGACGGTGTTCGCACGGCAGTTCAAGCTGTCGATCGCCAAGAAGCAGGAGCGGCTGGACGCAATCGCGGCGGGCGGTGAGCGTGCCTTCCGCCGCACAGTAATGGCTGAAACGGTGTTGGACAAGATCAAGTCTATCCGCGAGATCCTGCCGATCAAGGGACGCGTGTACGATCTGACCGTTGCGAAAACACGGAACTTTATGGTGACAAACCTGATGTGTCAGCGTGATACGTTCCATTCAGCCGGCACTGTCAAGGCCGGTGCGACGCAGGGTGTGCCGCGTATCAAGGAGCTACTGGGCGTGTCGCGGAACCCCAAGAAGCCGCTGTGCTTTGCGTACCTCGCCCCCGAGCTGTCGACGAACTTGGATCACGCAATCATGATGATTCGCGAGATACAGCAGACGACGGTGCGGGACATTACCAAGTCGGTGCGGATGTACTACGACCCCTATCCGCTGACGACCGACACGAAGGTCGCGGAGGACCGCGAGATTCTGCAGAGCTACCAGGCCTTCTCGGCGACGAACGCCCGAGACTGCGTGTCGTCGTGGATCATGCGGCTGGAGTTTGACGAGACGGCGATGGCGTCGCGGAGCATTCAGGACATGGTGGCGATCCAGGACGCTCTGATCGCCCAGGGCGACGTTGCACGGTGCGTGTACTCGGACACGAATGCGGACAAGCTGATGATGCGGATCGTGTTCTCGCCGGATGTCGTAAAGAACATGCTGACGCTGCGGTACATGGAGGAGCGGATCCTCGACGTGGTGATATCGGGCGTGGACGGCGTGCAGGGCGTGTACCAGCGTGACGTGAACAAGGAGATGACGTGGGACGACTCGATCAGCGGCTACGTGTCGAAGAAGCAGCATGTCCTGGACGTGGAGGGCAGCGGCATTCTGTACAGCCTGTTGGCCTTCCCGAACGTGGATCCGACGCGGACGTTCAGCAATGATATTCACGAGGTCATGGACGTGTTCGGCATCGAGGCGGCCCGCCAGGCGTTGTACGACGAGTTCTGGGAGGTCCTCAGTGCGGCGTACGTGAATTACCATCACATGTCGGTACTGCTGGACGCAATGACGTACCAGGGTCGGTTGGTCTCGGTGGACCGGTTCGGTATGGGCAAGCACGACAATGGAGTTCTGGCCAAGTCCTCGTTTGAGGAGACGTCGAGAATTCTGTTCAATGCGGCGGTGTCGTCGGAGTTTGACCCGATGAAGGGCGTGTCGGCCAACATCATGTTTGGGCAGAAGGCACCGTGCGGCACAGGTATGGTGGAGATCCTGCTGGACGAGACGCGGCTGCCGGAGGGCGAGGAGGAGATCTTCCAGGACTATAGGGAACAGCCGTCGTCCGCTCCTGCTCCTGCTGCTACAGAAGGCGGCACCGAATGCCGCGTGGAGGATATTAACATGTGGTAATATTTCATCTATTTCTTGTAGGTCTTCTTGGCTGCCTTCATAGCGTCGCCGAGCGAGAATGACGGGTTTGCTTTTTTGACGGCCATGACGTGCATGAGCCACGGAGACATCTTGCCATTCTTGCGGGTCTTGCGTGCCGGTGCCTTGCCCTGCTTACGCGACCCACGGCGACGCTTGCCGCCAGACATGAGGACACGATCAGAGTCCGCAGCGAAGGGGTTGCCCATCAGTTGTCCACCCGCCAGAGGGGATGGCGTGGCACCCCCATCGAGGTTGGGCGACCCCACCATTCCGTCTGAAACCGTAGCAGGGTTGGCGTACGGTCCCGCACTGAATGTGGCGAAGCCGCCCTTCATGGCCCGCTTGCCGCGGCTGGGACGGCGACGGCGGCCGCCCATCGGAACACCATTTCCAAACATACCTGCCCCGCCGCCCCGCTTTGTACTCCGACCGCGACGCCGACGGCCGCCCGTAGGAGCCCCCGTCTGAGGCCCGCCGTTCGAAAGGCCGCCACCTATATCTGCAGGAACAATATTCTGCGGATTCTGGTTCGCAGCACTATCGCGGTTTTGGTTTGTCATTGTAAATCACACAGAGTTTATTTGCGGTTCTCTCAGCTATACGCTTTTGGTCTATTGGTTTGTACGGAGTCAATCGTGAAATTCCCCATCGGCGTATTGACCCTCTTCGCACCCAGGGCCAACGCGGGGTCCTGCTGGATGACCGGCTTCTCGACAACGACCTTGTGTCGCAGGGGTTCGGGCTTTAACGCGAACGGGCTCTCCTTGAACTTTCCGGCATACAGATCCAACGCCTTATCGATGCTACCATAATTCATGGCGACCCACTGGCAGCCGCGAATAAAGCAAATTTCAGCTTTTTCATTCGTCAGTTCTGTTTTGTTGTCGTCAGGCACTACCATCGTAATCTTGCGGCGGTTAAACTCAGTATCCTCCTCGGGCGTGTACGTCTGGGCGGCCTGCTTGTACGTCATGCGTCGGAAGCTAGACTTGTCCCATACCATGTTGACAAGCTCGCTTATTTGGGTTCCAACCGTCTCTGGGCCGCTGACGATAATCACCTTGCCCATCAGCTTACATACAGGCTCAATGGCGAGATCGATGGGATTCAGATTACTGCTGCTGTAGTCACTTCCAAGCATGAAGCGGACGAGGGTGGACTTCAGAATGTCTGCACACGCCGTAATGATTTTATCGTCTGTTGTGTGGAACATCAACGAAAGCACGAAGGGGTTCTTGCCACCCAGCGTATCATCTGCGAACGCGGTGTTTGCGACCGCGAGACAGCACTCTTCGAACGGTATAGTGTTGTACGAGTACATCTTTTTCTTTTTTGATGCGTAGCCTACGACTGGCTTTCCGTCAACATTGTAAACGTGCAGATCGACCAGTCGAGAACCCTTGTCTTTGATGACAGACGTTATGTTGTCTGCCTTGATAGAGGCATACGCGGTTTTTCCGTCATACACGGAGAGGGCCGATGAGGCCATATAATAGTCGCAGAGGGCGTAGTCGTTGGGGCAGCCGATGGGAGACCCGCTGCCGAATGTTTCTTTCGCAGTATCGAGCGTGTAGTTCATCCAGGCAATCACCAGAAGAACGGCCATGACTGCAAACAGCACGATGTAGGCTATTTGGTACTTCATTGCTATTACTTGCGACGATGTTTGTACTTGAAAAATAGCGGACGGAGCTTCTCGACCACGTTGTCGGGGATCTTTTCGTCCATCGGGATGTTGAAGAGCGAGCAGTGCAGAAAGTATATGCAGTACATTCCGCACTGGGAGTCCTTGTACTGGTGGCGTAGCGAGTTGTAGCGGAGATCCATCGGTGTGTCGAAAATCTCCATGTCGTCGATCTGACCCTTCCACCGCCGCATGAGCCGCCGAATTTCCTCTTCGGGTTTTTGGGCATAGGAATCAAAGTACGTCATCTGCGGTTCGGCCAGATCATCGCTGAAATTCGCAAAGGCGGCAATCCAGTGTTCGCCGGGACCGTCGTGGGGGTCCGTGTTGAAGACGATACCGACCTTTCGATAACCCTTCTTGTAGAGCGTCTTGAGCTGCATGCTGCACAGCGATGAGACTAGACACTGACCTGTCTGCTTTTTCAGGTCAAAATCGATGGGGACGCTGCCGACGTAGTAGTAGTCGGGCACGATCTCTGCGTAATATTCCTGACACTTGTCAATGTCGTCAGACGAGAGCCACTCAGTACCGTTGGTCTGCCAGTTTATGGGAGCCGCGGGCTTCTTGACGAGAGCGTGGACGACACAGGCCTGCGTGGCCTTGTCACACACGTCTTTCAGCCGGGACGTAATGTCCTGCCACACCTGTGGTCCTTTGGGAATGGGCTTTTCTCGCGGATGTTCTTTGTTATAGGCAACGCGAAGTGCCTCGACTTCGGCCGCGTCCATTGTTAAAAACGGATGTTTGTTTTTGTATCGGCAAGTATAGCATACAGAGATGAATACTACGCAGATTGACCAACGCGATCTCGTCAAGGCGGTGCGTACGTTCCGGGACTGCGAGGACGAGCTCAAGCCGCTGAACAAGCAGATCCAAAAGCTGCGTGAAAAGAAGAAGCTGGCGGAGGAGGAGATGTCGCAGATTCTGGGGAGGTCGGTGTTTGCGACCCTGGAGAACCTGGAGCTGCAGGATTCGGTGGTCAAGATTTACCGGCCAGAAACGTACAGCAAGCCGTGGTCGCTGAGCAAGAGGGATCTCGAGTCGCTGGTGCACGAGTACTATCGCGAAGTCGGAAGCAAACCAGACGCGTCCTCGTGCGTTGATTTCATCGTCGAGCGTCGCAAGAAGGATCTGGTGGCGAAAGAGTTCTCGTTTAAACGCGTGCTCAATGTAACCGATAACGAGAATGCAGCAGGAGATGATTAAGTGGCTGCGGATGCCGCTACAGGACGGCCAGACTCCTGAAGACGAAATACGAATGCTTTTTTTGGATATGGAGCACGCACTGCGGGCAAAGGGTTTACTCCGTACGGACTTCAAGAAATACAGAACACTTCATTTCTCGAAGTTTTGCGAAGATGTCTTCCGACACTCAGATTTCAGCACGCACTGAGCGGATGCTCATGACGTTCAGAGAGGCTCACGATGGGCACTCTGGAAAGGAGGAGGCGATGCGTAAGACGTGCCCGTTTTGCCAGATCATTGTCGAGGAGCAGACGACGGCGGTGTATCCGCATATCGAGGCCGCCCTCCGCCCCGCAGCCCGTGCGGCGTGGAAGCACTGGGAAGTAAACGGGTATCCGATCGCAAATGCTTCGACGTTCGAAGAATTTTTGGGGGATATGGTTCACGCCGCGTTCATGTCGTGGGCACAGCCGCAGTATGTCCACAATGTCGATTTGTCAGACGAAGAGCTGCTTGAACATCCCTACGTCCGCCAAAAAATACGTGAGTAGAGTATATAATGGGTGCCGACGAAATTATGACAGGAGGATGTGGATCTACGCCGTGCAACGGTGGCCGGCGTCGCAATACGAAGAAGAGTGCGGGTCGCCGCCGCCGCAATATGAAGAAGCGTGGCGGGTTTGTGGGGGATGCCCTGCTGGCAGCGGCCGCGGTCGGTGCGGCAGTCTATGGTCGCAAGATGACCCGTAAGGGAGGAAGGCGGCTGCCTTCTCGTAAAGGGCTGCATTCTAAAGCACGCTAACCTTGGGTGCTTCAAACCCGTTAAAGTTGGACTTGGATACCCACGAATACGCACCAATATTTTTGACTACCAAGATGTCTGAATCGTCGATCTCTTTCGGCAGCCACACATCTTTTGCAATCACATCGGCAGAGTCGCACGTCCTTCCGAAAATTGTATGTTGAAGCATTTCCGAGTACGGTTTCCGCGTCGTACATTCAAATACTGGCTTGAAACCGTCGAACAGAACGCCCGAAAACACTCCGTAGACGGACTCATCGACAGTGATGCTACGTGTACCGTCGGGCAGGATCTTGCGACCGATGACGGGCACTTCGAGCGTACAGCTGTTTTCAGCAAAGAAGCGACCCGGCTCGGAAATCACGGTTTTGAATGGCATGGATTCAACTTCCTTGCGGATAAAGGGAGCCAGCTCTTCTCGGAAAAAGCTATCGTTCTCGGGGTTTCCAGAAAAGCCCCCGCCAATGTCGAGCAGGTCTGGAGAAAACCCCGGGCGGTTACGGAAAGCTTCGAGAAACTCGCGGACAGTGTCGAAGGCGGACTTGTAGGCACGGGCGGACGTACAGTCGCTCCCCACGTGGAAGGCGATGCCGTGAATGCGGAAGGGGGGTTCTCTATAGAGCAGCTCGTGGACGTTGCGAATATGAAAGCCGAACTTTTTGTTCAGGGGAATGCGGGAAGCACCCTTGTCGTCGACGAAAATGCGGAGGATGGGTATGGGGTCGCGGACGACGTCATTAATTTTCAAGAGTTCGGACAGGCTGTCAAATGTCACGCGGGGCACGCCGGCCTCAGACAGTTCGCGTTTGGACTTGCACGGGTTGGCATAAATAATATCAGTCGAGCCGACCTTGCGGACAGACTCAATCTCGTGGACGGAGGCACAGTCGAAGCCGCAGCCGCCCTTATGGAGCTCGGCCAGGACGGGCAGCAGGTTATTGCACTTGACCGCATAGTGGGGGCGAATAGCGGGGAGGCAGTCGTTCCATAGACGAATGCGATTGCGAATGTTCTGGAGCGACACACGAAAAACTGCCGACAGCGTTATTGATGAAGCCCGAGAAGATTATTTAAACCTTAGTCTCACTATCATATAGATGGAGTACCTGCCATACAACCCCCGAAATGTCGCCCTGTCTGCAGACGATGTACGCCGCATCCTCTGCAGGCCGGACTATGTCGTCCGCAATCTATCTATTTTCCAGAAGGCGATGGTTCACACTACGTACGTAAAGCGGGCTGAATACACGACGCTCACGGGAGAAATCGCAGTCTTGGGTCCTTGCCCGCCCGGAGTCCTCGATCTACAGCCCGAATCATACGAGCAGCTCGAGTTTCGCGGAGACTCAATCTTGGGAGCCGTGGTGGCCAACTACCTGTGCGAGCGATACCCGTCCGAGTCGCCGGGCTTCCTGACAAACACCCGCAAGCTGATCGTGCGGAACAAGACGCTCGGTATGCTGGCGAGGGACAAGCTGCACCTCGACAAGTTCTTTTTGATCTCGAAACACGTGGACGAGATGAAGCCCGAGCACGGCCGGCAGAACATTGAAAAGCTGGGCGATGTTCTGGAAGCCTTCATTGCCGCCCTCTGGATCGACTGCGAGAACAACTGGTCCGTCGTATCTAGATTTATAATCGATATGATCGAGACATACCTAGACATCCCGCTGCTGCTCCGGGAGGACGACAACTACAAGGACCGGATGCAAAAACTATGTCAGCAGACAAAGCAGTTCACGCCGATCTACAAGATGATCTCGGAAGAGGGAGGATTTACCATGGCGGTCTGTAAACCGTCGGGGGAAATCATTGCTACGGGAACGGCGGCGACGAAAAAGCAGGCAGAGCAGTACGCGTGTCGGGCAGCTCTGCAGTTGTACTCGGCCAAATAACGTATGGTCTCATAATAAATGTCTGACGCTCCAGTTGTTGCTCCGTCCGAGGCTACGTCTGTCGAAGTTGTTCCGGCTCCGGTTCCGGTTCCGGCAGCCGATCCCCTCGTCGCTGAGTTGTCGGCTCTTGTCGCGGGCATCCTGAAGCAGAAACCTGCGACGGCCGCGGAGGCCCTCGCCCTCTTTGAAAAGCTCGACTTGGAGCTCGTAAAGTGGCTGGTGAGCGAGCTGCCGGTGGAGGACCAGAAGGCGGTGCTGGCCGCAAAGTGGGCGGTCAAGGAAGTCGTTGCCGTCGCCGCATCGGTGTGGTGCGTGCCTTCGACGCCGAAGAAGCCGGTTACCGCAAAAGCCGAGAGTGCGTGAGCTTGTAGGTCTTGCGGTGGTTCCGCTGCCGCTTGCCGTTGCGGCACGTTTTTCCGCGGCGGCATGAGCTCGAGTACTCTGCGTACCTCCGGACGCACGGTCTCCGGCTGCCCGTGGCCTTGCAGAGGTCGCCCATGAGCTTTTTGAACCACCTTGTGAGAGACGCACGGTCTGTGAGATCTAAAGAATCTTTGTAGGATTTCGTAATCTCGCGTAGTTCCTCGAAGGGGTAGACGTCGAGTAGGGCTTCGAAAAAGTCTTTGTATGCGTTTTTCTTTTCGGGGGTTACGTCCTTGTAGTTGAAGACGACGCAGAAGAGAAAGTCCATTCCCGGGGGAAGGATGGGCTTCTTCTGCAGGAGGGCCTCGTAGTGTGCCTTGATGTCGGCGAACGCAGGATCGGGAGGCGGGCAGATCACGCGGGGGTCGGAGCTGCACTGGTCACGCAGCTTCTTGTTGACGCGGTTATGGAGGTCGTAGAGCCAGCGGTCGGCGGGTTCGCGGTACTTGAAGTCGCCCTTCATGAACTCCATAGTGCTTTCGCGGCAGAATCGGCAGGGGAGGATGTACTGCTGGGCTAGAAAAACACGTTTCTTACTCGGGTGTGGCAGATTTTCGGCGGCGATCAGGTGGAGCAGTTGCCACCCCGCGGGCCCGAAAAATCGGGTGTCCATATTATCTATAGCCGTGAAAATAGCAAATGTAATGTGTATAATAAGTAAATGAGTCAACTCGGAGGAACCGTGCTTGAGACTATTGGGAGCTGGGTGTCCTCGGCCGGCACCACCCTTAAAAATGGTGCGTCGAGTGCATTTAACAGTGCTAAAAGTCTGGTAGGGTATGGACAGCAGCCCGCAAGCGTCGCACCCTCCGCAGAACCACCCGCCCCAGTGCCATCCGCACAGGCAGGTGGCCGCCGCCGCAAAAACAAAAAGCAGGCAACGAAGAAGGCGGGCCGTCGCAGCCGCAGCCGCAGCCGCCGCAGTTAATCCACATCGTTCCGCATCTGGAACGATTTCCAGCCGCCGTACGTATACTTTCCGAAACGCAGCTCGATCTCTTTGAGCATTTCGGGGACCTTCCAGTCGCGAGTTCCCCGATTTGTCTCCCACCACGTCTTGAACACCTCCGTCACCGTATTCTTGCGGATCGCGATCGGATCTTCGCCTGGCATTACGTCCCGCGTCGACTCGTTGATGAACTTGGTAATTGCATTGTTCTCCTCGCGGTACTCCTTCGTGTACTCCATGACCTTCTCTGGCGGCACGAGGTTGTCGTCGCGGTGCTCGCGGTACAGGTGGATCATGTAGGCCAGGAAGCACCGCCCCCACTCCTCAGACTTGACCTTCCGCTCGATCGACGTGTCCATCTTGAACTGGTTCGGGCCCTCGGGCACTGCCACGAATTTCGAGACAAAGTTGATCACGACGAAACGCCGCCACGTGCCGCCGTCGTTGGTATTGACTTTCGGCTTGTCGTTACACGCCAGGTGAAACTTGCACTGCAGCTCGAACTCGGTCATGGCCTTGGATCCCGCAAACAGGTCGCGGGCCAGAATCTTCTCGGACGACGTCAGCTCCTTCATGAGACCCGTATTGATCGGAACCGCGTCGTCGGGCTCCTGCATGCTTACGAAGCGGCGGCCCTTCAGACGTACCACTTCAGGAGCGGCGGCTGCAGACTTGTTGCGGCCCTGCGTGATCAGCGAGATCGGCACCTTGCACGCGTAGTCGCCCAAAGCGGTTTCCATCAGATTGACCAACATCGACTTGCCGTTGGAACCGCTGCCCGTGAGGATGTGGAACTTCTGATTGCCGACGCCGTTCAGGCTGCGTGCCATGTGCACGAGCGTGTAGGCACGCACCTCAGGGTCGGGCAGAACCTTCTGCAGAAAGTCGTGGATCTCGGGCCACTCGCGGTAGTGCCGGTACGTGATATCGGGATCAACGTCGAGCTTGGTCGAGAACGACAGGTAATCCTCGGGCTTGCCGTCGCGGAACTCGCACGTCGTCATGTCGAACACACCGTTGCGGCAGGCCAGTAGGTACCTATTTTCATCAACCCGCTTGGTAAACGTCTCGTCGAGGAAGAGCTCGCTGCACTCCCGCATGACGTTGTTCTTGAAGGCCGTCATCTTGAGCTTCTTGGCCACCTTCTGCAGGTCGTCCTCGATGCACACGGCCGCACAGAACTCGCACATGCAGGCCCGCGGCTCTTTCGCGTCGCACGAGCCCGTCAGATCCGTCGCCCGCTGGCCGTGGACGGTCGCCCGCTGCCGGTACATTCTCCAGATTTCTGTCGATAACTCTTGCTGCAGCTGGACGCCCTTGTCGAGCTCGTCCCACACGTGGCCGGTGAACTTGTACCACACATTCTTGCCAAAGTTGACGCACTTGAAGGTGTCCCGGAACTTGCTGTAGACGACTGAGGCTACGTCGTACTCGGCTCCGCTGCGGGAAGCATCGATCTTTCGCATGATGTTGTCCTTCTCGATCTCCGTGTAGCGATCGGGGTTGTCGATACGCGACCAGTACAGCAGGGATCCGATCGTGAGCTTCTGGCCGTCGTTGCGGAAGGAGAACGAGTTCCACTTGGACATGCACTCGCGAAGGTTAAACTTGTCGGAGCGGCGGCTGAACTCTTCGAACTCGTCGTACAGGTCGGGATGAATGTTCTTGAGGCACTGACCCACCTCGACCCACTCGAGATATTCGGTCGTGCGATGAATGGCGAGGTTCTGCACGTGCTCGCGAACCTGCTGGTGCTCTTCCGGAGTCAGCTGCCGCATGCTCATACCTGGGTTGGGGCTGGATTCGCGGGTTCCACCGCCTGCACCCGCACGACGCTCGGCCGGTCTGCCGCGGCCTGGAGTCATGGCTCGGCCGCCCGAAATACGCACGCCGTCTCCCGCCGCCGAAACGTCGGGCAGGTTGCCGTACTGTGCACTCGCCGCTTCCGTCATTGGCGTTTCCTTCTCTGAATCGGTCTCGCGGGTACAGAAGTGTCCCAGGCTCGTGATCGAGAAGGGCGGGGGCTCGGATCGCACGACCTCTCCGTCGGAGGCGACCGTCAAGACGGAGGTCGTAATGTAGGGCAGTCCCTTCGGCTTGGCGGAGCCGTACATCGTCCAGCCCGTCGAACGCGACGCTACGGACTTGTCGTAGACCTTGCCCCACTCGGCCTCCTGTAGCGGGAGATCGTCAAACACCGACATCTTGGTGAGCATAATGTCACGAACGGCGAGCTCGATGTGCTTGGTCGTGCGGACGTCGGGAAGCAGGATGTGGACGCCCCCAGCCACGCCCTCCCGCTTCACGACGGGTTTTTTCTTTTCCATGACGTACACCGTTACGTCGCCGTCGATTGCTAGAAACTGTCGGAGCGTCTGCACGTAGTCCGACGTGAATTTTGAGATTTGCTCCAGAGTGTGCATGTTTTCGGTCGTGCCCTTGACGTACAGGAAGTCCAGATCGACGCGGCAGGGCCCGAGCGGCGTCGGAGCCTCGATGAGCCAGATCTTGTTGCGATGGACTTCCACGTAGTCGTAGTAGAGCTCGTAGAACTCGGCGAGATCGTCGCTGCCGATAAAGTACTTGCCCTTGTCCGTGGCCGCATCGCCCATGGACGTGTGGGTGTGCGGGTTGCCCTGCGTGGTCACCCGCTTGCGCTCGAGAAAATTCACGAGTGCTCCTGGTGTGGCCATTTCTCCCAACTGTATGTAGTCTCGATATATTAATCCCAGCCAAAATCGGTTTTGAACGCACATAAACGGTTTGGATAAAACGGAAAAATATGTACACGTCGAAGGATAAGCATACACGATGGTCGAGTTCTGCCCTGATTGCGAGAACATGCTGTACGCTCTGGAGGAAACGGCGGGAGAACTGCAGTTCAAGTGCCGCAAGTGCCCCTACTCGCGGGCGATCGACCACGAGAACCCGCTGCTGTACGAACACAACCTGAAGGAGGACTCGGCGGCCCGTATCGTCGTGAACCCGTATCTCACGCAGGACCCTACGCTGCCCCGTTTCGACACGATTCAGTGTCCGACGGAGGGTTGTCCGTCAAAGGACGTGGTGGGCGTCAAGCTGGACAAGACCAACGTGATATGGATGTACCAGTGCGGCGTGTGCAAGACTTCATGGAAGCAGGCGTCTCGTAGGAGTTAATCTCGTAGAAGAGTAATGCCCGAAGGAAAAAAACGGCGAAACACGGCCAAACATTTTTGCAGTTGTGTGAAGAAGGTCAAGGCGGGGAAGAAGGACCGGACGGAGGGCTCGGCGATCGCGATCTGTACGTCCGCTCTTCTCTGGCCGCACGGTCGGACGCTGCACTCGGTATCGTGCAAGAAGAACCACCTGAAGACACAGAAGCGATCTAAGAAAAACTGAGCAGTGTATAATGGACGATTCAAGTTCTAGTTCGAGTTCCGATTCAAGTTCGAGTTCGAGTTCGAGTTCGAGTTCGAGCGATAACGCAAACATGGGAGGCCGCCGCCGCCGACGGCTCCGGGGGACGCGGAAGGCGTCTCGCAAAGTCCGCATTCCGATCAAGCACGAGGGTGATCTCAAGAAGCTCGGATACTCGCTGGGCAAGTCTGCCCGCAGCCGCCACACGTCACTGAAAAAGGCAGTGAAGCGGTACGGCCGCCTGTCGACCTCCCGCAAGCTGAACGCACTGGCAGTCTTCAATAAACGCAGGCATCCGCAAACCGCACGCAAAGCACGTGCTGATCGCACGTTTATTATGAAATGAATGAGCGAAGCGGAATGCTAGTAGAGCATTCGGTGGATCCGATATATCCGTCTGCGTATGTCCCCATACGGATATGCCGTGTCGTCGTCGATCAGGTGGTGCCTGAAGATCGAGCTTATTATCTGGGCGTACCACGTGTCCTGGTTGATCCATGGCTTGGGACCCATGGAATCCCTGACCAGCTGTGCGTAGTGCTGGGCAACGTCCTCGAAGCACGTGGGTACGGGGACGTGCGGTGCCACGGCGGCCACGACGTAGGGACAATCGTGCCCCGACTCTGCGGAAATCATCGCCCGCACATTCTCGGTCGTCCTGTTCTGGTACTGTATCTTCTCACACACACGCTTTGCAACGTTTTCGATTTCGGTAGTAGACATTCCTGCGTGCTTATTCGGAATGCAGCGACGATGCGATCCATTTTCACAGAACTCCGTAAAACGGACTCAAAATTAGTCAGAACAGAGTATAGTAAAGATGATATCGTCAGACTTTATCCAGCGTGACGATGTCATCAAGACGCAGACGGACGCGGCCACCCGCAAGACGCTGCCGTACTTCAGCAAGTACGAATACACGGCCCTGATCGGCGTGCGGGCCCAGCAGCTCGCGGACGGCGGGGTTCCGCTCGTCAACATCCAGGAGTTCAACAAGGACGATCCGCGTTTGTTGTGGAAGATCGCCGAGCGGGAACTGCTCGAGAGGAAGCTGCCCTTCATCGTTCGCCGCAAGATGCCGGGTGGCGAGTCAGAGTACTGGGGCATCCACGAACTTGAACTTGCTTGGTAGTAATGGAGGAGACCCTCAAGAAATTAGAGGACGTCTCCGACACGTCGTCCGAAATCGCCAATACATGGAACTCGTCGCACGAAATCCTGCTCGCCTCCATCGGCGACAAGGCCAACTGCATGCGGTGGATGCACACGCAGTCTCAGCTCCACTTTGAACACCTCAATTTTTGGTTCACGATCCCCAGCGTCGCCGTCACTGCCCTCGCGGGGTCGGCCACCATCGCTCTGCCGCGTTTATCCAGCGACCAGCAGGAGGCCGCCACCGTCGTCGTAGGCTGCATGACGCTCTTGAGCGGCCTTCTGACCAGCATCAACCAGTTCATGAAGACTCCGCAGTTCTCAGAGGGGCACCGCATAGCCTCGCTGGCGTACAGCAAGATGCACCGCGTCATTTCGAGCGAGCTGGCGTTGCGGCGGGATCAGCGGAGTCCGGCTCAGGGCTTCCTCAAGATGATCCGCATGGAGCAGGATCGGCTGGAAGAATCGTCGCCCATTATTTTGGACAGTATTATTCGTCTTTTTAATCATAAAGTCGAGTCTAATATTACACTCGAAAAACCAGAAATCGTGGGCGATCTGGACCATATTGCGATCAATACAGCCGTGCGATCTGTCATGTCGATGAACGAGCTGCTGCCCCGATCCAGAAAGCCCATTCAGACGATAAAGCTGGTGACGATCGATCGGGCAGAATCCATAGATAACGGTCCGCCGATAGAACTTCAAGCCCCGCCGTCACCGCGTGCGACGAATTAGACTATATTTAAGCGACTCGTGTTAGTAATGTATAATGGGAGTTTATGTTTATAAATCAAAACATGCCGATTTAATTAAAATAGGACATTATTCTAAAACAAACGCTTGGAGCAGAATAGCACATAGAGGGTTTTATTCGTGTATAACTCCGGTTGAAATCACAAACAAAACTAGTGTACATGATTTAGATTTGATCTCTTGGTTTCCAAACTTGACTCCAAAAGATGAAAAGAAAATTCATAAGGAATTGAAGATATTTAGAGTGTGCGGAGAATGGTTCAGAAGTACAGCAGTGCTTAGAATTCCCGAAATAGTATTCGAAGAAAACAAAGCATCAGAATGCTGTAAAGAAGATGCATTGAAAACACGAAAAAGGCTTTAAAATTATGCAGAATTGCTCTGAATCATCGTGAGCTGGTCCAGCGAGGGCGGGAACAGCAGGAGCGGCACGGGCGAGCGGCCCGGGTCCATCCAGCGGGCAGGGTCCAACTGCAGGGTGCCGTCCGCCAGCTGGGCGTCCATTGAACCCTTGAAACGAGGGTCATTCTTCTGCAGCTCCGAGTACTGGGCCATAATGCTCTCCGTGGAAAACACGTAGCTGCTGCGGGCGTCCATAGAGAGGCGGAACCCCATGACGGCTACGAGGACGGCAGTCATGTAAAAGTGGTTGTACGCAAGGCCCAGAATGGCCACGACCCACGCACCGCGAACGATGAGACCCTGCGACAAGAGGGCGTTCATTAGGCTCTTGGGGGCCCCGATGATGGAAAAGAACGCATACACCGCGACGACGACAACCGACGCCTGAAAATCTTTCGGGGTGGCTAGCATTCTACCTTTGTTAAAACGGAACAATAAATATGTACACCCAACAACAACATACAGAATGCTCATTCCCATCCGTTGCGTTTCGTGCAACAACCCCCTCGCAGGCAAGTGGCTGAAATACCTCGAACTGGTCGCACAAAAGAAGACGGAAGACGGGCTTGATCGGGGAGCTCCTATACCCTACCTGACGACCATGACGACCAAGACAGCCGAGGGGCGGGCTATGGACGATCTCAAACTTACCCGAGAGTGCTGCCGGCGACATGTATTGACCCACGTGGATCTTTTGTAGGAAGTGTATAATATGTCGGCCACCTTTTTGGCATTTCGGCCTCGGTCCTCGTCCGAGCTCCTGTCTCTCCGCAAGACGCAGATCCAGCAGTCTCTGAACACGGTGCCTTCCATAAACATCCAGGACAGCTCCGAGCTGACGGCGAGGGTTCGCAAGTATGCCTCGGTCATGCCAACCCTGCCCCTCCACGGAAACTCGGCGACGCTGGTCAAGTTCAAGGCCTCGTCGGTCGTGCAGTCCATGGTCGCCGGCCAAGCGTATCGCAACTCTGCCTCTTGCTGGGTGCCCCGCACTCCATTCATTTCGCCCGGCTGCTCCAACATCCTGCCGAACTTTATGCAGTACGGTCCCATGAGCCCGAAGGCGATTCGCTGCCAGGCCGTGATTTCCAACGCAAACCCACAGGTCGTGCCCTTCAATCCCACGGTCGAACTTCCGCTGCGAGTCAATGACAACAAGGTCGTCATCGAAGCCAATATGTTCAACACGGCAGGGTGTACCGTGAATCAATAAGTGTTGTTCAGTAATAATACGGAGGATGTCGGTCGCGGACGATATCAAGACACAGATAGAAGTACAGGCAAAAGCTCTTCCATCTGCGTCCATAGAAGCCCTCAAACGGATGAGGCAGGAACAGTGTTCCAAATCTGGCGGGTTTCACCTCGCCCCTTTCCAGCTCTTTTTGCGTCGCATAATGAGCCCCGACAGTCCTACTCGCAACATGCTGCTCGTCCACGGCACGGGTACCGGCAAAACCTGCTCGGCCATCCAGATCGCCGAAGAGTACATTTTGCGACCCGAATTTCAGGACAAGAAGGTTCTCGTTCTGGCGTCGGAAGCGATTCGCGACAACTTTCGCACACAGCTGTTTGATGTGGAGCGAGTGCAAAAAGATGGGGATGTCTTAAAGTCGCCGCAGTGCACGGGTCGGCGGTACCTCGAGATGCTCGAGCGGGCCCAGAGCGAGGGGCTGCGGTGGGAGAACCCCGAGAGCCGCGAGAAGCTCGGTATGATTGTCAATCGCATGATTTCCGAGTTCTACGATTTTTCGGGGTACACTGCCTTCGCCAACATGGTCGACAAGAAGTTTCTGACCCTCTCGAAAGACGACTTCACGCAGTGGGTTCGCGACAACTTTAACGGCAAGCTTCTGATCGTCGACGAGGCCCACAACCTGCGACAAAGCGATTCGGAAAAGCCGTCGGAGCACAAGCTGGTCTCGGACAATATTCAACGGGTCGTCAAGGCGGCCGAGGGCATGACTCTCGTGCTGCTGACGGCCACACCCATGTACGATTCTTTCCAGGAAATTCTGTTTCTCTTCAACCTCTTCATGTGGAACGACAAGCGTCAGCCGCCCGAAAAGTTCCTTATGGCGGGCTCCTTCTTCGAAACGTCGGGAGCTTTTGTCGATGCGGAGGCCGAGGCACGGTTCCGCGGGCTGTGCCACGAGTACGTGAGCTTTATTCGCGGCGAAAATCCCTTTACGTTCCCGTTCCGCCTGCCCCCGCCGGACGCGATGATTGCCAAGTTTGACCGCAAGACTGATTATCGGGGCACTCGAATCCGCATACCTCGCAAGTACCTTTCCCTCGTCGTATCCTACGTCGAAAGTCCGCAGAAAGAGCAGCTGCTGGCGTCTACGGCGGGCGAAGGCAACGCCCTGATGATCCCTACCATCGTAGCCTCTCCCGACGGCCGCACGATCGCCAAGTGCTTTATGAACTCCACCGATACCTCCAAGTCTCAGTTCCGCTACGCCCCCGATGTCCCTCCCTTTTTGAGCCCGTCCAACGTCGGTCGGCACGCCTCCAAGTTTGCGACCATTCTCCGCTGTATTCAAGAATCTACAGGTATTGTTTTCGTATACTCCAACTTTGTGCGGGGTGGCGTCCTGCAGTTCGCGATGACGCTGGAAGAGCACGGGTACAAGCCGGCCGCAGGCTTGCCTGTCCTGGAAAACCCGTCGGGCGAGTTCAAGGGCGACTCGCCGGGCAAGTATGCGTTTTTGACCTCGGATATGACGGCCACGCAGATCCGCAACCTCATCCGCACGATCCGCAGCCCCGAAAATATGAACGGCAGCCTCATTCGCGTCGTGGTCGCGTCTCCCCTCGTCTCTGAAGGCGTAGATCTCCAAAATGTCCGTCAAGTTCATGTCCTCGACCCATGGTACAACATGAGTCGCATCGAGCAGATTATCGGTCGCGGTCTGCGGAACTGCTCGCACGCCGGCTTGCCATTCGAAGACCAGAACTGTACGATTTACCTCCACATTGTGCGGTACAACGACAGTGCTCAAGAAGCGTACGACGAGACGGCCTATCGGGTTTTCGTGGAAGCAAAGGCGAAGCGTATCGCCACCGTTCGCAGGATTCTGCAGGAATCTTCGGTGGACTGCACGACACAGATCGCCACGAACCAGCTGCCGGAGGACTGGCGGTCGCTCGTCATCGAGCAGCGTCGGGCTCAGGGTCGCGAAATGGTTACCATGCCGCTCTCGGCAATGTCGGCACCGACGTTCGAAGACGGAGCGGCCGCCATCGTGTGTTCCGTCCACGAACGCGTGAACTCGCCTGACTACGTCCGTCCCCTCGGCTCCTATTTCGACATCCGCGACGAGGTGTTTGACCAGTTGATGGAGCTGTTCAAGGGAAAGCCAGTGTGGTCGAAAGACGATCTCTTGAAGCAGCTGCACTTTGCCCCTGAAGTCGCGACCTATATCCTAGACAACGCGATCCAGACGCATCTCAAGATGAAGGACGCGTCGGGCCGGACGGGAACTCTCGAAAGCCGCAAGAATCTGTACGCCTTCACGCCCGCAGGTGCGTCGAGCATGTTTGAGCGGAGCGTCAAGGACGACTCTGTGCGTCGGGCGAACGCAGATCTGCCTGCTCCGCCTGCTCCGCCTGCTCCGCCTGAAGAAGACGCCGCCGCCCCTGAACCTGCCGCTGCCGCAGCCGCAGCCGCCGCACCCGAACCCGAACCCGCCGCAGCCCTGCCGCCGCACGTCTTTCCCTTCGACACCCGTATGTTTTCAAAGGAGATTCTGGACGCATACGTTCGCGAACAGGTATCCGGCCGGCACGACAACCCCCAACTGGTCGTTCCCGGACTCGACTACATCATACACGGTGCCGAGAAAGTGTACGATCCTGCCACGAAAAAGTACGTCGTGCCCGTGGGTCGCGAACAAGAAGCGATCGACACCTACTTCCGACAGATGATTGACCACCTGGCTCACGAGATTCGCGACAACAACAAGATCATGGTCACGGTGGGAGAGAAGAAAACTCTCAAGATTGCTGCTTTCGAGCAGGAGGGCCCTGACAAAATCCGCCGCGTAGTGCGTGGCAAGACAGTAAAGCCGGTGGAGTGCACGTCGGCGACGGGCCCGATGATGTCGGCGTTCGTGAAGGCCGTGAGCGGCCAGGACTTTCCAGCAGAGGTCAAGTCAAAGGAGACAAAGTGCCCGTACATGTCGCTGGTCGCCCGCATGCCGACCGATAAGCTTGTGTGGGTCGCCCCCGAGCTGTGGTCGTTTATCGAAGGATCAAAGGACTACTCCAATATGCTGAGGGCAAAGGTGGGGAAAACAGATCCTGCTTCAAAGTAAGATGGCAGCTGCACATACCGCAATGTTTGAGAGGCGTGAACTGACCCGTGTTCTCACGGTTCATTCCAAGCATCTTCAGCGGAACATCCAGTCCTCTCTGCTGAGCCAGATCAAGGCCAGCGTCGAGGGCCGGTGCGGAACGGAAGGGTACGTCCAACCCAAATCTTCGGTCATCATCGACTATTCGTTGGGCCGCATGAGCATCCTCAAGCCGGGCGTGAGCTACCGTGTCAAGTTTCAGGCGGATATTTGCCTCCCGCACAAGGGTCAGCGGCTCGAAGTCCCCGCGGCGTTCCGCAGCAAGATTGGGCTACACGCCGAGATCAAGCCTCTTAAAGTCCTGCTGCCCCGCGATCTGCACATCGGCAACGCAGAGTTTGAGGCAGTGTCGGACGGCGACATGATCGAGGTCGAGGTTATGGGAGCCGAGTTCAAGCAGAATGACGAGGATATATTTGTTCTCGGCAAGCTCATACGCCGCATCCCTGCCGTTTCCTCGGCCGCATCCGCCGAAGCCGCCGAAGCCGCTGCGTCTATCGAAGTCCCCGTGCTGCCTGGATCGGGGGAGGTCAAGTCGGTCAGCGTGACGACAGAACCCTCGTCGTCCGTAGCAAAGGCTCCCGTGCGTCGCAAGAAACGCTTACAGACGGCAAACACGCTAGAGATAAATGTCGACGCCACTGGAGACGCTCCGGGACCAGCTCCAGCAGCTGGACCCGAATGAGCACGAGCAACTATTTCGCATCGTTCACAAATACACGAAAGAGTACACATGCTCGGACAATAGCGTATTTGTATCGTCTGCAAACATAACGAAGGAGTGCATATCGGAGATGGAGGCCTATGTGCGGTTTTGCTTTGACCAGCGAGCACATTTGGACGCAGATAGTGTAGAGCGGATGAAGTATGCGAGACTGGCTAAAACGGATTAAAACTTTGTTTTTTGATCTAAGAAACATACAATGGAGCGGGCACTGAACAAGACCCGGCATCTCGACGAAATATCCCAGTTCATTCAATATGCAAACAACGACACGCAGGCCGAATTCGAAACGAAGCTTCTGGCCGGACGAATTCAGACGCGCGACACGGCGATGCGTCTCCTGAAGACGCTGCAATCGATGACGGCGGAGCGTTCGCAAGAACACCGCCTGACCTACTCCTATGCCAAAGATAACACGCGCGTCCACGTACTGGGCACTGCCGCGATCCAAAAAGTCTGTGCGACCAAATCATTTGCCGGCATCGCCCTCTCCGTCGAGCGGAAGCTCAAGTACTTTGACTCGATCGACCGCAAGGAAGGCCCGGTAGCCGCACAGTCCCGCGATGTCATTGACGTCTCGGACTTCTTTGTGCGGTTCACTCTGAGCACTGAAAAGTTTCTGAAGAAGGACTTTGACGGCCCCGTGGACGACCCGGCGGCTCACATCCGTGTCATTGACCGCCAGTCGTTTGCAATGCCCGGCGGGGAGTTCCGCGTGGACTTTTCGATGGTCAAGTCCAAGCTGGCCAAGAAGGAGGGGCTGCGGGACGTCCTGAAGAACACGCCGGCGTATGAGCTAGAAATTGAGTACACGCCGCGAAAGGAAGCTCGACCGATGGCCGAAGTCCGCCGCAGCCTGTTCCGCATCCTCGAGACGCTGCTGGGGTCGTTTCAGGAGACGCACCACGTCCTGCCCCTCTCGGACATGCAGCGGTACGCACAGGAGTT